GTTTGAGAAGCTAGACCAGCTGCTGCTGGGTCTTGAGCCTGAAGTTTAGCTATTCTATTTATTCGGACTTCAAATTCTTTGTATGTTGTATTTCTTGCATTCTCAACCTTTGTTGCCTTTTGAGACTCTTCAGCTTGACCACGAATTATTTCCTGAAAACCCTTGAAGCCTATAAAAGAATCCTGAAGTTCATCGGAACTCATAGTAGTGTTCTTTAATGCGGCATTTACTGCTAAAGTTTGTTCCCTTGTAAGTTTAAGACTTTTCAGATATCTATTGAGAAATTGCTCATTTTGTCCAAATTTAGAAAGCGCCTCTTGCGATTGAGAAAGTGTGAGTCCAGCTTTACCCAGATTTTCAAAAACAGTTATAAATTCATCCCCGGGTGCGTTTCTCTTTAATATATCAAAAGTTGTTTTAAGAACAGATGATGAATTAATTACTCCAGCTGACAACTCCTTAAGCTCTTCTCTAGCTATTTTAGCGCCAGAGGTAGTAGACAGCGTTTCATCTAGGAGCCTATAACCCCTAATAAGCTTTTCAGCTTGAGGAAAAATAAATCCAATTGTTTCAGTAAAAAGCTCCGAGCTTGTTATTGCAGCACCTATTGATATTTTTAAATCCTCATAAGAACTTTTTAATATGTCAATACTTCCGGCGGTTGTTGACATCTGAGCAGCAGAAGCCTTTAGTGATGAGGTCAGCCTAGTAGACTCATCCGCGGCTTCCTTAAACGCATCCAAGTTTCTTAAGATTGTTATTAATTGCGCGGCGGCTGTTTTTCCAACAAGTTCATTTGCTTCAGCAAGACTGATGTTTTGTTTTGCTAGATTTTCAAGTGTGACCGTCAGTTCTTCTCCCGGTTTCTTAATATCGATGAATATTTTACGAAGACCAGTACCAATCCTTGATGCGGTAAATCCGTTATCTGATAAAACCTGAAGAAACGATGCTGTATCACTCAATGATAGTCCAACTTGGTCTGCAAGTGGTCCAACGTATTGCATTGCCGTACTAAAACTACTAAGCGATAATGCGGAGTCATTGATTGCCGAAACAAGTATTTGAGCTGTTGATGCGGTTTCTGCCGAAGAAAGTCCAAATTGATTATTTACTTTGAACACAGCCTCACCAACCTCTGATAGGCTTGCCCCAATTGCTTGAGCGGCTGTTGCAATTGGTAGGATTAGATTTGGAATTTCACTGGATTTTGCTCCAAGCTTCGCGAGCTCAATGGCTAGTGATGCAACTTCATCTGAAGTAAATCTTGTTTGAATTGCAGTCTCTCTGATTGCGGTGGTCATAGCAACAGTCTGTTCCGAGGTGGAGCCCGTTACAGCCCTAAGTTTGCCAATAGAGTCCTCAAACTTAATAAATGCTGTTATTGAGCCTAATATTACATCTTTCACTGCAGAAGAAACTAGCGAAAGAAGTTGGTATGCCCCCACGAACTTTAAAACACTTCCTATTGCCCTGCCTATTGATTGACCAGAGAATGCTGACTTTAGGCCATCGCCGAATCCCTTTGTGGATGTGGTTGCCTTTTCTTCAGCTACGCGAGTCTTATTTACCGCCGTGGTAAGTTTTTCGTGGATTGCTGCCGCTCTAGTTAGGTTTCCACTTGTAATCTTTCTCTGTTCGTCAGTTACATTGAGCTGCTTACCATAGCGAGCCGTAGCGTTTGAAACGCTTACAACCCTCTTGCTCAAAGAATCAATATTCTTGCTAAGCAGTTCGTTAATCTCAGCAAAGGTTTTTCCCTCCGACCTAAGCTTGGCGTACTGCCCAAGTATTTTTTGAAGATTTATTCTAAGAAGTGTTATCTTCTTATTTACATCTTCGAATGATTGCTCTTTAGCCATTGTAACCTTTTATATTTGGTTGTTACTTATTGAAATATACTAATTACTTTGTTGATTGACTCAACTCCTAGGTCCTGTAACCACAATTCGTTAAACTCTTCTAGTCCTGATAAAATTGCAAACTCAGCACGGAGGTTAATCGTTGGGTTTACCAAGAATGGACTTCTGTTCTTTAGTATTTGTTTTTTGTTGATTGAGCGAGCTATCACAAACGCCAAACTAGCCCTAGCCTTTTTATTGGATAGTGGGTAAAGGTATGTCTGACCTTTGCCATTACCTTTTTTATAGTTTGCTCCGTTCTCGTTGCTCCACGTTCCGTTCTTTACCTTTGCGAATATCCAGCTCTCAATAGCCCTAGCGCTTACGTTTATATTTTTATCTTTTACTGCGCCTAGTGTTTTTTCCACTCGCGCCGCGTAGTCTGGTTCCGATACTCTGTTTACAAACCTAACAACAACATTTTCTATAATGTCAATGTCTTTGTTAATCTTATAAGAAATACTAAGGTTCTTGGCTAAGTCCCTTCTTAAGATTGCCTGAGACAATGTGCCAGTGTATACCTGATTGTTTTTTTGCAATATGTCAACCATCGCCTCATTAAGTCAGAAGACCTTAATTTGCGAATGAGTATTGCCCTTAGCTGACCGCCTTGCCTCCTGGCGCTCATTATTTGATAAAGTTGAAGGTAGTCGACTCGTATGTTACTGGGTCAATAGTTTTGACGTATTTGTTTCCTGTTGCATCTTGCTGCCAAATCCTTACCGAAAGGGTTCCGCTTGTCGCGAAGTATTGGTCAATGTCTTGATTTATTACAACTGTCGTACTTCCAGACACTGGTGTCTCAATGATATGAACCTCATCATTTGTGCTTGAAATCTCAACTAATAAGTCAAGCCCAAGGGTTGTATTTATAATGCTTGCTGAAAAGTTGCCAGATGGCTGTTCCTGCGTTGCAAATATAATTCCTGCGTTAGCAACGTAGAAAGTTCCAATGGCCCCACTCTCGGTTTCAAAGAATAAGCTCTGCTGATTCTGAACGTAGGTGGAGTTTAGCGAGTAGTCTGTGCAGGCAATGTTTTTGTCAAAGTCAACTGAGAATGTGCAAATAGCTGCCGTTAGGTTATAATCTCCACTTGGAGATTGAGCCATATTGATTTCATCAAACTCCACATCGTTGTCAAGGCTCAAGATGAAGTCCTGAACCTGACCAACAACAAAAATGTTTTCCTGAGTGGATATTACCAAAGAGTCTTGGTCATCAGACAGGCACTTGTCAACTACAAACAGAGCGAATGTTACGGTGTTTGTGTTGTTCCTGTGTGAGATGTTGCTTGACTCTATTGAGATAAAAAGCGACCTTGCATCAACATTTATGGTATCGACCTCTTCGATGGAACCGATAATATTGAATTTCTCAATCATCCGATGCCCCTCGACAAAGCCCTTGATTTGCTTATAAAAATCGAAAAGAGTGGTCATTAATGCTTTTGTTAATTTACAAATTATCGCCTACGGGCCTCTTCTGCTCTGCGCTGCTCTTCTTGCCTTCTTGCGAGTTGAACCCTGTAAGCCATCTCGACCAGAACATCAGACATCTTCATATCATAAACAAATTCAAACTTGGTTAGGTCTTCGTTTGCAAGTGAGCGAACAATGGAATACCAAAACCAACGCTCGTTAAATGTATCTGGCTCTTCATCCTCTTCTTCCTCTTCACCCTCTACTGGTTCAATCTTGTTGTATATGACACCATCGAATTTAGTAAATAGCACATAGTCTCTGTTTTTCATCATACTTAATATGATGTGTGAAACGGCTAGTGCATCCTCATCGAATATCAAAGAAATTAAATACTCTTCTTTCTCTTGGTCGGTGTTGTCAAAGTCGAGCTCATCTTTCGGCCTTATTACTATGCTCGCTATTCTCGCCTCATCGAAGTCAGCCTTGATTGCATACTCCAATAAAATAAATTGCGTTAGAGACATCTTCGTGATGTCAGTGTACACCTTATACCGTTCGGCTATAGAAGATGCGTCTATGGACTTAAAACGGCTATCCTCGAAGGATTCTGATGCTCTTATTACATCTATCTTTTCAACCGCAGATATTTCCTGTAGGAATTTCTCCAGTTCATCCTTCCTTGCGGCTTCCGCCATTTTAAGCTTTAGTCCGAATTTCATAAGAACATTGTTACTCCACCGTCTTGCTCTTTGTACGCACACCACGCACCTATAGCCAAAGACATCACCATATCATCGTGCTTGCCCATAGAATTAGAGAACTGCATATTCCCAGTGATTGGGTTTCTCTTGCTCTTGAAGTCGTAAAGCTCCTTTATCAGGTCAAGGTTGTCTGGGATGGTAATCTTCTTGTCCTCAAACAGCTTTATAAGATTTTTTATAATCTCCGGCTTTGTCTGCCCTGTGGTATGAAACGGAAGCATCTTGTACATCCTCTCATCATCGGTAATCTCATCAAACAGCAAATCGTTGTTGTTGACCTCAAAGTAGCAGGCCATCAAATGCTCATCGTGCTTCAGGTAGAAGTCCTTGATACGATTCTTGAACGCACTAGCATCCATAGCAAGTTCGCGATACTGGAACCTGTCAATGTCAATAATGTCATAATCTTGATTTAAAGCAGTGAGAACAGTGTAGTCATAGGCAACACCTATGTCCATCCCCATATATACTCGTTCGGTTGTGTTTGGCGCAGCCTGCCGTACCGCATCCTCGATGTTATGAAACAGAGCGTCTCCACTAACTGGCTTGCACAGAAACTCTTGGTCGAACTGAGCCTTTGTCATACTCTGCTTGATACCAAGCACCGTCTTGTCGACACCCTCATCGTTTAGGTCTAGGTATGTCCTCTTGATGGACTTTATCTGCTCCCAGTTGGATTTCTCCATTCCTTGAACATATTTGTCCCAATACCAGTTTTTGCCATTGAAGGTCGAGCACATAACGACCCTACCACTTGTTCGGGTAACCATAGGCAGCAGGACCTCGTTTATGAAGTCTTCGCTTATGAAAGCAGCCTCATCGATGTAGATGAAGTCAAGAGTAGCGCCACGAAGGTTGTCACCTGAGTCAGCAGAGCGGAACTTGATAAAGCTGCCGTTGTGGAAAAACATCTCATTGTTCTTCCTGTCGAACCGCTTTACAATCTGCATAAACAAATCTTGGTGGTTTATAAACGCAGCCTCGATGTCCTTCATCACCTTGTTCGCTTGGTCCTGAATAGGGCTGACCCAGAACATACGCTGTCGAGGATTATTGAGCCCGCGCATAACAGCATCGTTCATCATCATAAAAGTCTTGCCCGTTTGCCTTCCAGCAACAACAAGAGAAATAAACGGCTTGTCCTTGTGGATTAGGTCAAGGAAGTCTTTCTGGGGAGCCGAGGGGTTGTAAAGATTAATCTTCATCCTCGTAGCCTATGTCGATGTACCCACTAAGGTCTTGGTTCGATTGGGTGAGGTCTATCGTTGCCTTCACATCAATCTTAGTCTGCTGCACCTTCACGGGGGCCTTGAAGCCCTGCATATCGTTAATCATCTTCATAGCCTCCATCGCCATCTTGACATCACCAGTGCTCATAGCCTCATCGCGTATCTTGACAAGGAGTTCCAGGTTCATACCCTTGGTTGCCTCTACCTTCTCCTCGGTTTTGTTTATGGCGCTACGCAAGGCCAAATAAAAAGCAGTGCCATAGTTGTTCCTGTCCCTGTAGTAGCTCGTATAGTTTAGCTCCTTCGCAATACTGCCCTGATGCTCGAACCCCTCCTCGCGCACCCTCTCGATGAACTGCTCCTGCAAAGGAGTCAACCCCGCGCCCCTGCCAGAGACAACTTCGTTCTTAGCGTTTCTTATGGAGGACATACACAGGAATTGAATTTACACCAAACTTCAAAGAGAAGTAGAACTCGTCATCGAACTTAGGCTCGTACTCGTAGTGGTAGTATTTCATAACATTTGCCTTCACCCTCTGAATGCACGAACCGCAAACAGTCTTGGGGTTCTCCACAACCTTGATGTAGGCACTCTGGCCTACCATAGAGTTATGAAAGTCAAACAAAGCAACCTTCAGGTCACCCTTGGGCATACTGTGCCTTAGCAGCTCTCTAATGAGTTCTCTTAGTTCCATAAGCAAATATACAATGAATTATGTTATGAATTACTAAAAGAAGTTTGTATAATAGTATACTATATATAGTATACTATCTATAGTATACTTTCTATATTACTATATATTGTAATAATATAAATGTAATAATACTAGAATACTCGTATAGAGTATTCTATAGTAGTATAATAATAGACAGAGAAAATGTGAATGATTTGGAGGGGAGTCGTTTTTGATTCATTCCCCCCGGACTTAGTGGTCAGTTAGACACACAGACAAACTTTCTTCCGTTCAACATATAAAAAATTTGTTTGAAACTAATTTTGTCGCATCTTTGTTATGCAGAACGACTGCACCACACACAGATAACAAAAAAACTATTTATACAATGTCTACCACACAGAATCCACAAATG